GAAGCGGTATTTACTGCTACAGCTAGCGATTGTGTTACATGCTGTGACACTCCGTTAGATCCAATTATAAAGTTAACACCATGCAATGGGAAAGCCCCTACTTATGAAACACTATCGAGTAACATTACAAGTTGGGATGCTGGTTACTTAGATAACCCTTGCATTTTCTTAGATGTAGTAGATGATGCGACAGGTCTTGAGGGTTCTTGTTATAGAGCTTCTATAGGTACTGTTGATAGTGGAGTTTTAATCGAAATACAAAATGCTGAAACTCAAGCTGAGCCTTGTAGTTGTGATTGTTGTCAGTATCAATGTAGTTTTACTATAGACCCATGTCCAGGAGAGGTGCCACCGTCATTTGATCCAATAGTTGGATCTGTTGTATCACCTAGTGTAGTGGCAGACCCTTGTCAATATTCAACTGGTGATGTAGTTAATATAAGTGATTCTTTAGGAAAACAAAACTGGTGCTTTGTTTTAAGTAAAGTATGTGCAGCGCCAAATTATATTCTTAACTTTACACCGGTAGTAGACTGTGATGATCCTGCTTGTGGAGAAATTCCACCACCGTCAGGTTTAAGATATAAAATGTGTTCTGACGACACAGAGACATGGTTTTATCAAGATCCTATTGATCCTATACCAGCTCCATTCAGTACACCAGGTCTTCACTACATAGGCGATTTAGCTGGAATAGATTGTGTAAAGAAAAATTGCTGTATAACAGTAGAATTAACAGAAGAAATAGGAGAGACTTTAGGTTTTACTACTTATGTAAGTCTTATGGAATGTGATCCTCTTAACAACAGTACGGCTTTAAATTGTGACTGCTGTAGATTTTACGATGTAGCAAGATACGAAGCATGTGATGAAAAAAGTTGTGCATTGGAAGGATATCCTATATTAAATATTGACGTATGTGATTGGGGTAAAACAATAGGAGAAAATTGGAAACCTGGAACTGCACCTAATATTATTAAAGTAGATATTGGTGGTGAGTTCGAATGTTGTTACCAATATGTTGAACCAGCATGTGTAGCAGAAGACTTTATAAGTGTAGCTGAAAAAGCATACGAAGACTTAAGTTATGATCCTGCAATAACCACATGTGAAGCTTGTGAAGAAAGGTTTTTTAAATATACATTATGTAATGACCCAGGGACAGAGCTTATTACTTCAACTGTAGAAAATCCTGGAATTGAAGATTTACCTCTCCCATTTGTAGGAATGGTTGAAGATGCAACTAAATGCGAAAATGGACCTGAGTGCTGTGTTACTATACTTGAAGAAGTACCATCTCCTGAAGGTCCGTTAGTGAAAATAGAATGTTGGGCTACTGCTACTGACCCTTATGCTACAGGTGACTGTGACTGTTGTTTATATAAAGACAATATTATATATTCAAAATGTGAAGGAATAGAATGTGGTATAGCATTAAGCGATGTAATAATAGACGCTTGTAAAGAGTTTGATATAACTCAAGCTTCTGGCTCATTACCTCCTGAATTTGTATATATAGAATACTCTGGAATTACTTGTTGTTATCAACGTGGAAGTTGGGAATGCTTACCAACAACTACCCCAGCACCAACCAGCGTTGTAGATTCCGCAACTTCTGACTGCGCAGAATGCTTTGAATCATTACAAAATTTTAAAATAACAAATTGCGCAGATCCATTAGATGTTACTATTACAGACGATGATTTATCAGCTAATGTTGGTGGTGGAGTTTGGTTAGGAAGTAATGATGTTTGTTATGAAGTTGAAAATTACGTTGGACCAGCGAGTGTTCCTCTTGATCAAGATCCGTTCTGTGATTGTTGTATTCATAGAGATATAAGAACATATATAAAATGTGAAGGTGTATCTGGACCAGCTTGTGCTGCAATGCCGAATACTGTTAAAATAGACACTAACACTGTACCTGGTGGACCAGCAGCACCTGCTAATAATATAATTATTGCAGAAGTTGCAACACCAACTAATGAATGCTGTTATGTTTTAGTTGAAGAACCACCATGTGAAGCTGCCGATACATTATGGTCTTATAAAGCTCTTTTTGACAATTGTACGGAATTACCTTCAGAATGTGCTGAAGGTGGAGATGGAGAACCAAAGAAAAAATCTATCGAAGATACTGAATCAAATAGCGAATTACTAGGAACTACTTCCTCTGGTAACGAAGCAGCAAAAACTTTATATGAGGAAGTGCTCGCAGCTGAAGCCGCGGCTAAAGCAGCGAGTCAGGATCCTAAATAACCGAACTATCATGTGATAGTATAAATAACCAACGTTAAACATAAAACCAAATACTATGACGTTTTTATACACCAGTAGAGATTTTACCTCTACTACACGACCTGATCAAAGAATGATCAACCTTTGGCAACATATAACCACTAAGAGCAATTGGAGAATTGTTCAGTTACCAAATGGATTTTTTCAAACTGAATACTTACATCCTGAAGAAGAAGAGTGGGTGGATGTTACTAGAAGAGAAACATTGGGAGGAGCGGAAGCAGCTATTGATGGATCTATAGAACATTACTCTAAAAAACTTGAATTTCTAAAAGGACCTAAAGTAGTTAAAACATTTACAGATGAAGTATAAGCCTAAAACAAAGCCGAAGCCTAAGCCGAAGCCTAAACCTAGTTACTAGTACAACTTTAATTTAATTTAATACAATGAACGAAACGATAGTTAAGCATTTAAACTTCGGTGATGATGCTAAAGATAAAATATTCTCAGGAATAGAAAAACTCACAAAAGCTGTTAGCTCCACTCTTGGAGCTAGCGGCCAATGTGTTATAATGGAAGACTCCAATGGTAATCCAGTTATAACAAAAGACGGCGTAACAGTAGCCGACAGTATAGTGCTTTTAGACCCAGTAGAAAATATGGGTGCTAAGTTATTAAAGGAAGCAGCTCGTAAAACAGTTAAAGAAGCTGGTGACGGAACTACGACTGCCACGGTTTTAGCGCACGCTATACTAAAAGAAGCTTACGGAGCGATAAAATCGGAATCTCCGCGAGATATAAAAAATGGAATTAATTTGGCTGTAAACAAAGTAGTGCAATACCTTGAGAAAAACTCTTCTCAAGTAGAAGGGAATAAGATAAAACAAGTAGCTACAATATCAGCCAATAACGATGAAAACCTAGGATCTATCATAAGCGAAGCTTTCGACCTAGTTGACAACACTGGAGTTGTTATAATGGAAACAAATGAAAATCCTGATACTGTAGTAGAAAAGATAGAAGGTATACAATATGATCAAGGAGTTTCCAATGTGCATTTCATCAACAACAAAGAAAAAAATTGTGTTGAACTTGAAAACGCAGAAGTGCTAATTGTTGGCAGTAAGATAGAAAACGTAAGAAGGATACAAAGTGTATTAGAACACGTTATAAAACAAAATAAACCTTTATTAATAATAGCAGATTTAGATCATCAAGTATTAAATGCTCTAGCTATGAACAAGGTTAAAGGTAATTTAAAAATAAATGTTTTAGCTGCACCTACATATGGAATTAGTAGAGAAGATACTTTAAACGATTTAGCGGTATTAACAGGAGCAACTTTAATAAATGAAGACTTAGGAGATGATTTAGATCTCATAAAACCAGAACATTTAGGACATTGCAAAAAGGTGATTACTCGAACTTATGAAAGTTTAATTCAAATAGATGAAGTACCATCAGAGTTGGATAGTGTTGTTTTAGAATTAAAAAATAAAATAAACAGTACTACTAATAATAATTTAAAAGAACGCCATGAAAAGCGTTTAGGCAGATTGTTAGCTAAGCTTGCTGTTATAAAAGTAGGTGCAAATTCTGAAGTAGAATTAAAAGAGAAAAAAGATAGAGTAGAAGATGCAATATGTGCTACTAAAGCCGCGATTAAAGAAGGTATAGTTCCAGGAGGTGGTGTTGCTTTATTAAATGCAGCTAGCTATATAAAAGCTAAAACTGAAGGTGAACAAGTGTTACTAAACGCTATTTGCTCTCCATTTAACACTATACTTAAAAACGCTGGAGTAACTGAAAGAACTTTGCCTGAAGGTAAAGGTAAAGGATTGGATGTGGTTACAGGTAAAACAGTAAGTATGGTAAGGTCCGGAATAATAGATCCTTTACTTGTTACTAAAAGCGCTTTGAAAAACGCGGCCTCAGTAGCTACTACTATTTTATCAACTGATTGTGTAATTAATAATTTAAGAGCATGAAAACAGTAGGTAAAAACGTAATCATAGAACCAATAAAAGAAACCACCACAACAACTAATGGTGGTTTAATTTTAGGTGAAAAACAAAGAGAAGATATAAGATATCGCCAAGCTAAAGTAATAGAGCTTGGGGATGAAGTAAAAGTATTAAAAATTGGAGATCATATTTATTATGACAAAGCTGCCGGTTTTAATATAGAAATAAATAACAATAAATATCGAGTAATAAAAGAATTCGATGTAGTAATAATTTTGTAAGATGGATATACAATTAGACCAAATGGATTCGCGTAATGCGAAAAAAGTTGCTGAAAGCAAAGCTAATAAAAAACTAAAAGGTTTCATGGGTAAGGTAAATGGTACTGATGGAATTTACGGAGACAAAAAGAAAAACGGCAACGGTGGACCTAAACTAGTTAAAGGTAAAAACGATGTGCAGTACACTAATGATAATGGTGATAAATACTTAATTGGAGGAGATTACAAAACTGGAGATGGTAGAATGTTTGTAGGAGAAAACACTAGTCCAGTAAATAAAGGTTTGAAACCATACGTAACTATTTTAGAATCTAGCACTGACTTTAAAGAAGGAGAAAAAATAAATCTTAAAGATATATTTAATAGGTGAGAAAACTAAACTCTGGTGATCTTAAAGATTTAAACTTGTTTAAACATTATCGTATTATACGTAAATGGGCAGCAAAAACAAGTGATCTTAAAGAAGCAGATATAGAGTTGTTTTTTTATTTAGACGCTATAGATCTATTTACCAAACAAGATTTTAAAACAGGTACTCATTCATATAGCTGGGATAACAGAAGATGGAACCGGTTATTAAAAGAAGGGTGGATACAGGTCTGGAGAGAAAGAAATAGAACTACTCAAAAATACAACATATATAAACTATCATTTAAAGGAAAACAACTTTTAGCTAGAATATATAGAGTTATATTAGGAGAAGAAGAAATACCAGAAACAACTAGAAGTAACAAACTAATGAAAAGAGAGTCTTACACAGATAAAGTGTTAAGTACTTCTATTTTGAACGTAAACAAAGATAAATCAAGAAACTATGCCAACTAATCTAGGACAACCAGTAGATCCGCCACAAGGCAATAACAATTATAACCCTTGGCATGATTATGATACTACCACTACGGAGATTAGTGCTGATTATGCTGACGATGCTATGGGAGATCCTACTAGTGATGAAGGTCAAGTTTCTGCAATGGATTTAAATAGAGTCGCAGGAACAGTTGGAGGTATGGTTAAAGACACCGGTAATTGGGAAACGGAAATAGCTGAAATTGCTGATCCATTAGATGAAGAGACTAATCAGTTTATTGACGCTTATGATGATGGTTACACTAAAGAAACTAAAGGCGATATTTGGAGTGGTGGTTGGTCGAAAGAAGGAACTCAAAAAGGAGCGGGAACCATGGCAGCTGCTAGAACAGCTAAAAGAGATGATAGAAAACAAGACAGAGAAGCTCGTCAAGATATGAGACAGAACATGTGGGATGATAAAAAAGCTGAATATGAAGCTGAAGGAATGAGTGAAAGGAAAGCAAATAGAAAAGCTAGGAGAGATTCGAGAAGAGCTAAGCGAGCTATGAGAGAAGGACAACACGCGCAAAGAAAAGAAGCATGGTCAACCTTTAAAGGAGATCAAGATATCGCAGCAGGGGAAGATGCTGCAGCTTACGAAAACTATTACGAACAACAATAAAAAATAACATTATGCCAAAACAAGGAATGACACAAAGACCTGCTGGAGTTAACACTACTAAGCCAGTTAAAAACTTAGGTACAAGAGTAATGAGATCTAGAAATAGAATGATAGAAAGCTCTCTAAAGATTGACAATGTACCTTACGTAGGTAATGCTGTGTTAAACGCGAACAATCAAAAAATTTAACAGTGGAAATAGCTGACAGCGTTAAGCTGTATGCTGTAAACACGGGAGCGTTTGCTGCAACTTGTTTTGATTGGATAGAACCAGCTTTAAAAATTTTATTATTAGCTGCTACTTTAGGATATACATTACATAAGTGGTATCTATTAAAGAAAGAAAAAAATGAGACAAATAAATAAAATTATTGTACACTGCTCCGCTACAAGAGAAGGTGAAAACATACCTGTTGAAACAATCAGGAAGTGGCACGTTGATGGTAGAGGATGGAGTGATATAGGTTATCATTTCTACATTGACTTAGAAGGAGAAATATTCAAAGGTAGAGATATAGCCAAAATGGGAGCTCACACGAAGGGATACAACAGAAATTCTATAGGGGTATGTTATTGTGGAGGCGTTGAAAAAGATGGTAAGACTCCCAAAGATACTAGAACAGATAATCAGAAAGATTCTTTATTAGCTGTGCTTAGAACTTTAAAAGCTATGTATCCTGAAGCAGTTATTCACGGACACCATGACTTTGCTAAAAAAGCTTGTCCTTGTTTTCCAGCTACGCAGGAGTATAAAAATTTATAAAATGGGAAATGGTAAAAATAAAAAAGACAAAAAGAGTCTTGAGAAATTAAATAAAGGAAATGGTATACCTAGAAATATGAGTGGTTTTGCTACTAAAATTGGTGAGTCAGCTAATGAAGCTGCACAAGCGGCAATATCAAAACATATAGCTAAAGAATTGTCTAATGCTGCTAAACAAGCGTTACACAACCCACCTAAAATGTAATATTAAATTTAAATTAAATGGAACAAAAGAAGTCAGAAGGATTGGGAGATACAATCGAAAAATTTACAACAGCAACAGGAATAAAAAAACTAGCTGATAAAATACCAGGCGGTTGTGGCTGTGGTAAAAGAAAGAAGAAGTTAAATGATTTATTCCCTTATAAAAACAAAGATAATGGCCAAGGAAACACTGAGTGAAATAAGAGAAGAGCCAGGTAAGTCTAATGCCGGTAAATATCCTAACGTTAGTAAAGAGGATTTTTGTGGAGCAGATGGTACTTATCCTGTTAACACGTTAAAAAGAGCTAAATCAGCTTTAAAATTAGCACACAATGCTGAAGATCCTGATAAGATCAAAAACTGTGTATATGCTAAATATCCTGAATTAAAAGAGGGATCTAAAATATCAAGAAGAAAAAAGAAGTAGTTATGAATAGATATGACAAAGACATGATGCACGAAAGAGAATTAATCTACGATGCAAAAGGTCAATTACACAAAGCAGACAAAGCTTATAAAAAAGGAGATAAAGGTAAAAAGAAAGAAATGATTCACGATAGAGAATTAATATATGATGCTAAGACTGATATCTATAAAGAAGACAGAGATAAGCATTGTATATTGAAACATAACCACTCTAGAATGTAATTATGGAAAAGATTAAGAAAGTAGTAAATAGTCCTTTATTCATATCTGCTGTTGTAGGTACTATTGGTTTTTTATTAATGATTCAAGGTAATATAATGTATGCCGGAATTGCTTATGGTATTTCTGTGTGTAAATTTATAGACGCCTTTAAAGAAGTATAGTTATGCCAGATGGAGGATTTAAAAAAGCGAAATATAAAAGGGGTAAATATAAAGTACCAAGAAAGAAGACGGGTATAATAGATAAGGTTAAAAGTGCTTTTAATCAAAAGTCTCCTACTACTCCTGCACAGCAGAGTACAAATAAAACTGTAGTTAAAAACACTTTAACAAATAACCCAACAACTAAAAAGAATCCAACTCCAGCTCCTGCAGTTAAACCTAAAACTCCACCTGCGAGTTCGTCAAGCTCAGCATCAAGTAGTTCTACGCCACCACCTGCAGTATGGTTTAACACTAAGAATGGAGCAACAGCTATGAATCCTGGGCAAAATTCTTTTTTAAATAATCTTGCTAGCGGTAACATAAACAGGCAATCTACAACTGGTAGTTACAAGTTTGATAAAATGCCTGCTGGAAACTTTGTTCCGAATTCTACTGGTACATCATTTACATCATATGTTGATAATAGTGGTAATACTATACAAGGAAATCGTAATAGTTCTAGAGGGAGAAATACTACTGATAGAAATTTATCAGCTATTCCACTTTTGAAGAATGAGTTAATGAACGATAACTATGGGGGAAAACAATCTGTAATGAGCAATATAACTAATGTTTTTGCTGACAACAGGGGAGTACCAACTCATACTAAAGATCGACAAAACTTCAAAGCTAACATGGAGCAGGATATTAAAAACTATTCTTATGCTAGAGCGGCTTATGATAGAAACTTTAATTACAACGAAACTGTTGGACAGATAGGAAATAGAACCGATAAAGATGGTAATGCAGTAACACCTAATAATGCAAGAGCTGGTTTACCTACTTCTAAAACTGGTGGAACTTACGAATGGGGCACAACAGGAAATACAAATGCAGCAGCAGGGAATATAGATTTATCAGCACTTGATAAAAGTATGGGTGGAACAGGTGATCCGTTTTATATAGACAATAGAAACTTTGTACATAGAGCTGGAAGAAAAGTACCAGTTCCAGGTAAATTTAACGTAGATGGATCTCCAGCAACAACATGGCAATACGAAGGAGATAGTGTATATGATAAATCAAATCCTGATCCATATCCAGATATTCCAATAGAGAACTATTATTTTAGAAACCCAATAGATGGAGCACCACCAACAACACCATTCCCAGGAGGTTCTTTTCACGGCAAAAGTTGGAGTGAATTAAAAGATGAAGATAAAAGACAGATTAGAGCTAGTCATGATGATCTTCAAAGGCAAGAATGGTATGGAGGCGCTATTCACCAAGGGTTTCAAGAAGATTATGAAGAATTAAAATATGATTATGATAGCCCAAAACCATGGTCTTTGGTTGACATAGGTAAATATCAAGGTACAACTAACGCTAGTAATCAATTTAAGATATTTAAATAATGAAAGATTCAGTAAAAAACACTGTAACTAATGTGATAGGATTAGTAATACTATGTATAAACGTATTTATGTATTATCACAGTGATGAGAGTTTAGTGTCATTTTTAACTATACTAGCGGTGTCTCTAGCATTATTTATGTTTAAAGGAACTCAAACAAAGGCATGGTTAGAAAAAGCATTAGGAAAGTTTTTGTCCAAGTAATACTTATTGCTTGTATAATTGCTTGTGCTCCGCAAAAACGATTAAATAACTTAATAACTAAATATCCGCACTTAGCGTATAAAGATACTTTAGTTGTAAGAGACACTATTACGATTGAAGAGTATGTTCATGACACTACAACAATTTTAGAGATTCATGACACCACAACTGTAATAAACAACGAACGTGTAATATTAAAATATTTTCACGATACATTAACAAAAGAAATACACCACTACGTTGAATGCAAAGGCGATACTGTTTTTATGGAAAAACTAGTACCTATAAAGCAAGCAATTTTTAGAGAGTTATCTTGGTGGGATAAATATAAAGAATTAATATTTATAGGTTTAATACTTTTAGGAGTATTAATGATTTTAAAAAAAATAGGAAAAATAATTTAAAATGGCAGCAACAGTAGAATTAGATATAGCTGGATTAGAAGGCAACATGATGGCTCAACCAAGGGTTTTTGCACATGATGCACAACCATTGAATGTAGCAGACTTTGGGGATTTATTAGTTCCACTACCAACAGTAGATGAAACAGTATTTATGCAAAGAGGAGCATGTTTATATGTAGGTGTAGATGTAGAAGAATTAAAAGTAGTAATGGAAAGTGGTTCAGAACCTATTTTCAAAAACGTTCCTGCAGGTTCATTTTTACCTATATTAGTTACTAAAGTTGAACACGCATATGTATCTACTTCTCCAAACGTTGATGTAGCTAATGGTGATATTATAGCACTTTGGTAATATGTGGTTAGGTAACGGATACATAATCCCTATGGCAAAAAGACCTAAGGGACCAGTAGTTCCCCCACCACCCTCGGGAGATTTTATAGCATTAGAATCTGGACTAACAGATATTGTAGCATTAGAATCTGGACTAACAGATAAAGCAGAATTAGAATAAATAATAAAAAATGGCAAACGCAAAAATAAGTGATGACGCGGTATTTATACCGGAGACAACAAACGTTAGATTAATAGACGGCCTTGCTGGATATAAAGGATCTGACAATGCTAAAATAACTGGAGATTTTTTAGTTCAAAGTGTTATCAATGGATCTGGAAGTGGTGTGGATAAAAGAGTAACATATTATGCTGCTAGTGGTGGAAATGTAGAATTAGCAGGAAGTGATGGTTTTACTTGGAGTGATGATACTACTAATACACTTACTCTAGGTTTACCTGGAAATTTCGCAGGTAATTTAGTAATAAACTCTAATCATTTAGCGGGAACAGATCCAGGTACTTTAACGTTTAGCTCTAAAGATGGAGACAACTTTCAAATATATGCTGGAAACACTATAAGTGCTCAAACTTGGATTTTACCAGGAAGTCTACCATCTAATGGGGAAGTAATTAAAGCTGCTGTTACAGGAACTGATGTATCATTATTTTGGGATAAAGATGAAAACGTTACATACGACTTAGGTACTAATACTCAAGCTGGTTTTGGAGAAGTAAAACTAGTGGGTTCTGATGGAACAACAGATTTACTATCATTAACAGGTACAGGTACAGTGAGTGTATCATCAGATGCAGCTGGAGCGATAACTATTAATGGAGCTGCTGGTAGTGCTTCTGCTTTTACTACTTTAACAGCGGCTGATGTTATAGATTGGGATTACGCTACAGATGGACCAAACATAAAAGTAGCATTAGGTGCTGGATTAGAAAACGTACTTACAATAGATACTATAGGAGAATTTCCAGATGGATCAGAAGGATGGGTGATTTTAGATCCAAGCGCATCAGTTGATTATAGATTACCAGATGAAGATTATGGTAGTGCTGCAGGATTAAAAAGCGTTATAACAAGTGGAGATGTTAGTTTAGAAGGTACAAATCCAGTGTTATTTCATTATACTTATGACGGGACACAATTTTGGTGGACTAAGTTTGTTAACATGATTGAACCCGCAAATTACCCACCTAGTGTAAACTTCGATTCAGGTAATTTAATATTTTACCACGATCCAGCTGTTTTTAATCAAGCTACTACTGGAGTTGTAGGTTCTGGTGATACAGTTGAAAATATGGTAAGCAGCGGTTTAATTGGAGATTTAATTACTGGATCTACTGTGACTAGTCAAATTTATTATCCAAAAGGTAATGCAGAACCTTTTTCCGCTGGAGCTGCTTTTTATAGTTTTGGTAATACTGCTAATAGAATAACAAGAAATGTCAATATAGCAGTACCAATTTCTACTGAAGTAACTTGGAGTGGTTATATTCAAGGTCCATATAATTTAGCTTCTAGTTTTCAAACATTATTTGATTTTGATGGTGGTACAAATTATGATCAACAGCTTTATATAGATAACGGGGAATTTAATGTGTATCAAAAAGGAAATTTCAGTTATCCTGTATTAGATGATTACACTGCAACTGGTGGAGCTGATTTATCTAATGCTTGGTTATTTGTTTCTATTATGAACACTCCTTCAACTGGACCTGCTACAAATGATGGTATAGTAAGAATAGCAGTTGGTTGTCAAGCGTCCTTAGATGCTGCTGTTGCAGCAGGTGGAGCAACTAATTGGGATTATGATGGTACCGGTAATACTGTTGCAGTTGATGCTAATGGATTATATTTTGAATCGATAACTAATTTAGATTTAGACGAGTTTAATTTTGAAAACTTTGTCTTAGGTAATGGATATTCCACTATGGATTATTTGGAATATTTAACACTGTTATAAGTGACGTTGTTGTTGCAGCAAACTGGGCTAGTACGAGAGACACGTATGGTATAACATAAATAATAATTAAATTTAATAAAATGAAAAAAATAAAAGAAGAAGAATTACAAAAAATTAAAGGTCAACAAGAAAAACTAGATGCTTTAGTTAAAGAAATAGGTGTATTAACTACTCAACAACATGCCTTATGTCATGAGGTTGGTATATTAAATCAAACTATTCAATCAACTAAACAAGAATTAGAAAAAGATTACGGATCAATTAATATAGACTTATCAACTGGTGAATATACAGAAATTGAAACTGAAGAACAAAAACCTGAATTAAGTAAAGTATAATGTCTAAGGTTATAAGAAAGATAAGTATTGGATCTGATTATAAAAATGAAGCTATGCACTACTCCGTAGGCCAAGAAGTTTACGGAGGGCATACTATCTGTGATATAATAAGTGAAGATAGAGATGGTGAATATTCTATTTATATAAAAAAGAATAATGAAGTTTTACCATGGAAGAAATTTAACTCTAATATGGCTATTGCTGTAGAGTTTGATTTAAACTATTAATGAGAAGTATATATAATTTTATAGTTGAACCGTTTGAAGATAGATACGAGAATTTAGTAAAAGTAGGAGATAAAAGTTTAATAGTAAATACTAGTGTAGAAAACCACTCCTTTGTAAGTAAAAAAGCTAAAGTAATAGAACTTCCTTTAGCTTATTCTACAGATATTAAAATAGGTGACATTGTGTATGTACATCACAACTTATTTAGAAGATGGTACGATCAAAAAGGTAGAGAAAGAAACAGTAGTACTTACTTTAAAGATAATTTATATTTTTGTTCATTAGATCAAATATATATGTACAATTCTACAGCTAATCTAGATTACTGTTTTATAAAACCTATATTAGACGAAAATTCTCTTGATATTAAAAAAGAAAAAGATTTGTTTGGTATTGTTAAGTATAGCAATAAAAAACTATTAGATAAAGGTATAAAAGAAGGCGATTTAATTACGTTTTCTCCAGAGTCTGAATTTGAATTCTTAATAAATGGTGAGAGATTGTATTGTATGAAATTTAATGATATTGTAATAAAGCATGAACATAAAGGAAACGAAAAAGAATATAATCCAAGCTGGGCAACTAGCAGTGAAGGAATTAATAAAAGTAGCGAAGGAACCGATTGTAGATACGGGAGAGGATGTGACTGCGGACCGACTAAAGAACGCAGCTGCTACTAAAAAACTTGCTATATTTGATGCGTTTGAGATTTTAACTAGAATACAAGAAGAGGAAGATTTACTAAATAACAAACCTAAAGAAAAGAAAGAAGAAAGGTCTTTTAAAGGTTTTGCAGAGGGGAGGAGTAAGTGAAATATCAACAGACGCTTTGGAGAAAGTTAAAAGACGTAGTTAATCCTAAAATATTGTCTAAACAAAATAGATTAAAAAAATGGGATTATGGCTATAATAAAGAATATGATTTTATTGTTATAAGTAAAACTGGACAAATTGGAGAAGTCATTGAAATTCAAAACTTGCGTATTGCATTACCAGCAGAAGATGAACCTTTTAAACGAAGCGAAAATAAAGAGGAACAATATTGGGAGCAATTCGAATATTCGAAAGAATTAAAAAATATTAAAAGCCGTTTTGACTGGGAAAAATATCCTATGGAATTTAGAGAAAAATGGTGGGATTATATAGATGAAGAATTTAAAAGAAGAGATGAGGGATTTTGGTTTTACAATAATGGTGAGTCTACTTATATCACTGGTACTCATTACATGTACCTGCAATGGTCAAAGATCGATGTTGGAGCTCCGGACTACAGAGAATCAAATAGACTCTTCTTTATATTTTGGGAAGCATGTAGGGCAGATAATAGATCTTATGGGATGTGCTATCTTAAAAACAGACGGTCTGGATTTTCTTTTATGTCCTCAGCTGAACTTGTCAACCAAGCCACAATATCTTCAGATGCCCGATTCGGTATCCTTTCAAAAACTGGAGCAGATGCTAAAAAAATGTTCACAGATAAAGTTGTCCCGATATCCGTTAACTATCCGTTTTTCTTCAAGCCGATCCAGGATGGTATGGATCGTCCT